CAACTATCTTATCGTTGTTTAGCTTACCTTCAGCCTGGACAGCTACGAATGATCCAGTGTGCTCATCTAGTACGTTTGATGGTGTAAACTCGCTTCCTATAAAAACTCCTTGAGTTGTTGCAAATTCTTGCCCTGCAATTCCACCCTCTCCAACCACAAACATATAGCTAGATGTGCTGCTGGCAGACACTGCGTAAGAGGCATCTTTTATATGATCGACAACTGTGCTTGCATATGTACCGCCTACTGCTACTTGTAAATCAGAATCGGACATTGTTAAATCATTAGTACCATAAGACGCTACATAGCTTCTTGCGTAGTCTTGCCCATATTCGCTTGCTGTTAGGTTAGCTACTACCTCATCTGCTAGTATCTCGTAATTATCACCCTGATTTAGTTTTAGTATGCGGCTTGAGCTGGCATCTGTTGCATATACTCGATTGGTTTCGTTTTGTAGTAGGCCAATAGATTCTGGATTAGCTTGTACATTTGAATAGTAGTTGTCGTAGCAAATAGTGCTGTTCCACTTCTTATGTGATCGGAAAGGCGTAAGCCTTATATCAGATGCATCGAGATTTTTGAATATGCCTGCCATTGTATATAAATAGGCTTAGAAAAAGAAACCCGCAGTCGCTCTGCGTCCACGGGTCTGTCTTATTATACTCTAATAAGGGTGGTTAGTAATCTAGCTTAACCTTGATTAGGGCTTCTCTATTGAATGATTTTAATAGTGGCTTGCTTAGCTTAGCTACCGCTACTAATCTGTTATTGTCATCGTACATTCCAATCGTAGTAACATAAACGCTTGGATTTCTTAACATGCTAGCAAACCTAAACTGTCCTGTGCTTCCCGTTACGAATGTTGGATTGTTTGAAAAGTTAAAGTTCTTATTTGTTACGCGAACAAAGTAGTGCGTGCTTGTCACTTTCTCTTCGCTTCGTGCAGCAAAGTATGTTGATGCTGATACGTATAATGAAGCTGTTACTGAGTTTTTCGGTTGAGTTAATGCTGCTGATAATGTTGCTGCTGATCCTGAGTCAATTGGCATACCGGTTTCAGATGCTAAACGTGTAGCATTGAAAACAAACACTCCATGATCTGGATAGAATAATCCATACACTGTATTGGATGCTGTTACTGCTCCTGATCCACTATAAATTCCAACTACTCTACCTGCCTCATTAAGCGTAGGTGTTTCCTCTTCACCACTATTATCAACAAATGACATATACGATGTAGCTCCATCAGTTAAGGTTCCTGATGCAATTCTCAATTCCCAGTTTCCTGGATCAATCTTTTGTCTGAATCTTGCTCTTGCAATATTGAATACAATGATTTCGTCTGGTGTGTCGCTTCCGAATGTGAACGCTGTATCTGTTGGAGGTAGTAGTTGATTACGATATTGTGAGTATATTGCTCTTGTTGGTGTATCGTTTTCATTCTGTCCTACTGTGTTTGGATCACCATAAGATCCACTACCCAATCTATGTCCATAAGCAAGTGCAAACTGAACAGCCGCTTGTGCTGATTCATTTGGATCAGCAGGGTTTCTGTGATAAGTATTTACGTAGTAATCACCAGATTGAGACACTTGCGCTGATGAGGTAAAGAATCCGATTCCACTTGATCCTCCAAAGGATTGTGAGTATGGGTTCATGTTTTCTGACCAGACTGGTTGAGAGATTGTTTGTGTGTCTCCTGTTACAATATCATCTCCGGTAAACGATTTATATATTTCTGCCATTGCTTATTTTTTATTAAAGTGCTGGTGTAAAGGGTGCTGGTGATGCTGTTCCTACGTCTAACGTATTAAAGTTAGTTGGATCCACTGTTATAACGATTGTCTTAAATCCACCAGTTTCATTTCCAACAATCGTTAATAATGCTTTGACTGTTTTAGTTAAGTCTGCTTGTGGTTTCGCTTTAACAACAAACTTACTACCAATTCGAGTTATTGACTTACCTCTTGTTGATACGCTTGTTGTTTCGTCATCAAGGAAGCTTGTTGCTGCGTTAGCAAGATCTGTGTTTGATGCGCCTGCAGCAGCTCTGTTTGACACTGGTGCTCTGCTTACACCTCCATCAGCTGCTACTTCTAGGGTTGCAACTGTGTCATCGCTTAGGATAGCTGTGTATCCGTTCGTTTCATTTGCTCCTTGTAAGTTCAATGTGCTTGGTCTTACCGTAATCTCTTGAGTTAATGAAGTGAATGTGATAGCTGATGGCTGTATGCTAATCACTGGAATACCGATAACATCCTTTGGCAGAGTAATTAGCTTGTATCGCATCATCTGCGTCTCATCAGGAAGCGCTTCGAGGACTGGCATGTCTTCGATTACTTTTCCGTAATAATTAGTTCCTAATGTGTGAGCTGGATTCCATAAATCGTAATCCACTTCATCGTCAGATAAAGCGAATTTTACGATATTTAATCGGCCTCCTGCCGCAAGGATCTCTCGTCCTTTGTTAGTCAATATAGCATCGACTGTTACAGTTGTATTATCTAAATATCCCACTTTGCGTTATTGTTTTAGCGTTTACTATAAATATGTCGAGTTTTAGAAAAAACCTATTGAATTTCAAATGTACCTCTTTGGGCGTTAGGCTTTGATTTCAATACTCTTCCTCCACCCTCTGTTATTGTAATTACTGGTCCTCCATCCACTGTGTCAGGACTATCCACATTGTAATCTGTTGATGTTAATTTGCATCCTTCGTATCGTGCATTGATCATTCCTCTACTATTCCATAAATGATAATCTTGCACCGACTCGAAGTAGTTTAATGGCTGCACTTGTAAGCCTTGAATACACATGTATCCTTGCGTACTTACGGATTGTTGAACAGTTATTATTAATTCGGATCCATCTGCTCGTGTTATGAAATCAAAATCGATGCTGTCTTTGGTTCCAGATCCTGTAAATGTGTTTTCAATATGTGTGAACTGCGATCCTTCCTTTCCAGCTTGGAATATTACAGCTCCAGCATTCACACCACCCACATTAATCATAGTGATTGTTCCTTTCACACGATAACCATAGTTTGTCGTGTCAGCGTCTTCTCTTTCGTTGAAAAATGAATCTAATGCTGCTGATCCGGTAAAATTACCAGTTGCCGTAGAGTAGAAATTTAATCCATTAAATGGCCCACTTGCACCATCTGTGCCATATTGTGATCCGCTTAATATCCATCTAGGCTCACTAGCACCATCTAGGAATGGCGTAGCGTATGGCGTTGTTCCTGCGTATGAACTCGAGAAACGTAGTCCAAAATTAGATGTCCATAAGTTTTGTTGCGAAGCTGCTGAACTTGTAAATTCAGTGAGTACAGATGCAGTATAGAATCTCTCTAAAGCGTGGTAATTCCATATATCTTTTTGATACTTAAAATTATCTGGACTACTCTGTTCGCTGAATCTGCTTGTTAATATGCTTGGATTAACAGCTTCCCAATCGTCGTATCTACTAGCTGTTACATAAGTAAGCACTCTTGGATCACTTCCACTTGAATTGTATGTGAAGTATATGTACTTTGATCCTTGGTATCTCGAATCCCATCCGGTCTGTGTGATAGCCATATCAATTGTTCCATCTACTAACTCAAAACTGCTACCACTAACCTCTGATAGTAGTGATATCGGGTCTTGTGTATTATCTGCAACGATTCCGTAAGTACTATCGGTGTCTGGTTGTAAATCGATACTCGCTTCGTTGTTTTGTGGAATAATGTCCTCAGCTTCTCCTTCTAACACTAAGTAATCTGACAGATCTCCTCCTATAGTAGCTGCTTCAACGTAATGCGGTTGTGGACTATTAGCTCCATCCTCTACCTCACCGGATGGTGGAAAGATTACGTCTGGACTTAGTATCAATGACGCAGTGTATTGTAAATCTTCTACTACCGGTGGTGGTGTTGATATCTTACTGCGCTCGAGAATTGTAGGTTCAATTAATAAACCAGTTTGTGTATTAGCTCTATGCGGTACAAAGCGTTGAATTAGTTTAAATAATGCAGCGTTGTAGT